TAGGCGGCGTCCTTGAAGGCCCCGGCCTGATCCCGCGCGGACAGAGTGTTCGCCTTGGCGGCCTGCGCCTGCGTGGTGGCCGACTGCGCGTCCACCACGGATGCATCGAGAGTGGCTTTCTTGGAGACCACGGCCCCTTTCAGGTTGTCTACCGAGGTCGCGAGGGCGCCCACTTGCTGTTCAACTGTCACGGACGGGGCTCCTTACGAAAAGGCGACGGCGGAGACATGCCGCGTCTGTGAGTTGATGAAAGCTGTCGCCATTTCGAGCATGGCGGTCTGGATGTCGGTGAGTGGCCCGGCCGCGTCCTGCACAGTTCCGATGTTGCTCGCGATCACCAAAATTTCTTCGGCAAGCGGTTCGACCACGGCGGCTGCGGCGGAGGCTGTGGCCTCGCTTGCCGCGGCGTTGGCTTCGCTCTGGGCTGAGGCTTGTTCGCTCAACAAAGCTGCCGCTTGAGAAGCCGCAGCAGCCTGCTCAGACCCTGCAGCATTGATCTCGGAACTGGCTGCCTGCGCCGCAGACGCTGCGGCATCAATCGCGCTCTGCGCCGCCTGCGATGCGCTCACCTCGGACGCATCTTTTGAGCCCTTGGCGTTGCCAGCCGAAACAAAGGCCTCGGATGCTTTGGCCACCGAGGTGGTGGCGGCATTTTGCGCCGCCGTCAGCTGACTGTTGAAGGTGGCAAGCTGTGCCTGCCCGGCTTCGATCGCTTCTTGCGCCACCAACATCTGGCTGTAGGTCGCATAGGCCGGCAGAGTTGCATAGTCCGAGGCCCCATCACCGACCTTGGTGATGCCTGTATCGATCTCGAAGGCAAATTCGCCCTCGGCGAGGATCGGATTGGCGGCGGCCCATTCGGCCGCAGTGCCGCGGCGCATCTGGATTTTGGCAAAGACGGTTGAGGTCATGGGGTTTCTCCCTGGATGCGGCCATCAATGGTTCGAAGACTAGGGTCAGCAGCAGCCCCACCGCAGTCGATGACGGCAAGGCCGGCGTATTCGGTATCGGGTGCCCCGCCATCGAGGATCTGCGGGACATAGGGAACCTCGATCAGCACAGGCCCAAGCGCGCGCTGGCGGAATGGCGATTTCCCAAAATAGACAACACTGGACATGCTGTTCCCCTTGTAAACGGTGACGGTCACGGGCACGCGCTCAGCCCGCAGCCAGAGCGCCTGGAACGGCGCAATACCGCGGACAAGCCGCATGCCCCGAATAGCAAACCCGCCAAAATCGCTGATCGGCGGCGGGGCGTCATCACCCGCCAATTGCCCCCTCAGGCGTGCACCAATAGGAGTGACGATCAGGGCGGCCGAGGCGTTGAAGGCTACCAGCGTCCAGGCATCCGGGATCAAGTGATGGTCCGTCGGGTCCACAGCCCCTCCTCCCGCTGCACGTCATCAAGGACGCCATCCACAGAGGCGCTCCCCGATCTCGTTATGCGCAACAATCTGCGCCAAAGTCCCCTCGGTCAGGGCGTCTCCACGCGAGGGGCGGATTGGCTCCGCCCAATCGCAGCTCTCACGATACCGGCTGGGATCAATCGCGCATCCAGCGCTCAGCCCGATCGCCAAGGTCAGCGCGGTCAGCGTTGCGAACTTCATGGCGGGTCTCCTTTGATGTCTGCATCGCACGCACCCGCGCGTCTGCCCGACGGATCGCCAGATCAGCCTCGGCTTGATGGCGACCGTGTCGGATCAGGGCCCAGATCGCAAAACCGACTGCGGCGGCCAACGCGCCCCAGAGAGCGGCGCGTCGGCCAAGCCCTGAAAGCGCCGTTGTGATGAACCCGCCCATCACGGCGTTTTCCCGATGCGGTGGTCTTCAATCCGGGCGCTGCGCGCCTTCACGGCGTAAATAATCACGCCCACGAACACGGCCGCGCCGATCCACGGCAGCGCTGCGGCGAGCCAGCCGTCGAAGCCAATGATAGCGAAGGCGCGCTCGGCCAGTGCCCGGGCGTTTTCGGCCTCGGCGACAGCGGGGGCGATCTGCGATCCGACAGTGCCGACAGCCCCCACGACCCCAAGCCCGATCTGGGCGTTGGCAGCGGTCACGATCCGGCTTTCAGTCGGAGCCCCGGCGGCGCGCTCCGGCGCAACAGCCCGAGGCCGGGCATTGGGCAGCACCTCGGTCAGCGCCACATCGATGATCGGCACCAGCGGCAGGTTGTTATCATCCCTGAAGGCAAGGATTGCGCTACGTGTGCGCGGACCCATGATGCCATCGGCTTTGCCCACTTCGTGATAGCCCAACCCGCGCAGGCGCGCTTGCACTTCGCGAACGGACAGGGTGACGGCCGGGGCCACATTGCCCGCCCGACGCACGCCCAAGAGCTTCGAGGCCGGATAGCGTTTGAAATTCACCGCGTCAGACTGGTTGCCACCAAGCCCCCAAACCCAGGCACCCTCGATGCGGTCAATGAAGAACACATGCCCCTGCCAGCTGGAACTGCCGCGTGGGATCACGCCAATATCGCCCGGCTGCGCATCGTGCACCGCTACCAGTACGCCCCAATCCAGATAAGACCGCGCTGTCAGCTTGCGGGTGGAGCGGAGCCCCGCCTTCTCAATGCAGTGGCCCACGAAGGCTGCGCACCAGGCCACAGAGTCATGCTCGACCCAGTCATGGCCGACCGAGGCATACATTTCCATCACGGCGGGGTTGTTCTCGGGTCCCGGGCCCTCAACGGTCCCGATATAGGTCTTGGCGATATCAAAAGGGGTCATAGCGATCTCCATGCGCAAAGCCGCCCGAAGGAGCGCGCGGTATGCAAAGTTCAGGTTTTGGGGATGTGCTGGGCGTGGCGCGATCAGCGCCGCGTCAGGTCAGGATGAGCCAGGAGGCCAGAAGGCCAATGATGGACGACACGGTTCCGGCGATTGCAAACCCGGCCAAGACGGTCTTTCGCATGGCCTCGGTGGCATCTTGATGGGCCTGGTGCCGGGCCTCCTGCGCGATGTTGTAGACCTCGTTCTGATGCACCTGCTTTGGCAAGCCGCTCAGGACCGCACCGCCGGTTTCCAGCCGCACGAGCCGGGTGATGAAGTCCTGCACCAGGGCCGAGGTCTCCTTGCGATGCTCTTTGGCGTCGATGAGCGCGGCCTCGATATGGCGCAATGTGCTGCGTATCGCTGCGATTTCGGATCGCAAATCGTTGTCTGTCATGGGCTTCCGCCTTCTTGTCATATGTCTGTTTCGCCAGGTCGGCGCGGCACTAGCGGTCGTCAGAGCCCGCGCCCTGCTGTGGCTGTTTGAGCTCCAGCGTCGTCACAAACCCGCCCGCGCGCGTCAGCGTGTGGGTCACTGCCTCAATCCGGTACGCGCCATCGACGCCGGGCCGCGTGCCCGCGATGATGCACAGCCCGTCGGGGATAGCAGCCGTGTTCCCCTCGATGGTCACGGTGCCTTCGCCTGCATCCCGCGCGGCGGTGGCGGCATCGCTGTCGGTCTGCTGGGTGGTCTCGACCGCATCCGGTTTGGCAAAGCGAAACGCATGCAGCGCGCGCACATCGAGACCGGTGGCGCGCTCTGCCAACTCCCATCGTGCCGCAATCATGTCATACCACCTTGCGCGGACTGTGCTGAACTGCGGCCGCCCCAGCTGTGGGGCGATATCCCAGCTTTGCAGATTGTCGCCCCACCGGGCCAGTACGACCGCCTGATAGGTGCCGTTGCGCTTGGACAGGATTGCCGTGTTGCCGACGATCCGGAAGTTGCCGCCCACCTCACGGGCCAGCCGTTCACCCATGGCGATGAAGCTTTCGTCGCGCATCTCGAAATACGCACGCCGCAACCCGCGCAGATCTGGGTCGATCTCGACAGTTGCAATGCCCGCATGACCTGCAGCCTCGCGCAGGATCGTCTCGATGGTCTGGTTATCCCAGTGGCGCTGCTGACCTTCCTTGGCGGGACCGGTCGTATCCATGCCTTTGGCGACGATCATCAGCCGACGGCCGCCACCCCGGTTGCCGGAGGATTTGACTTCATCCACGGTGCCGCGAAACACCACCCGCAGGCCCGCACTTTCCCAACCCAGTGCAATCACCACATCAGCCCCCTTTTGCGGCAGAATGATCCGGGCGTCTGTGTCGTCGATTTCCAGATCGGCGCTGTCGGTATGGGTGCCGACCTTGTCCGACACCCGCAGACCAATCAGCACCGGCATGAGCGCCGTGGTGATATTGCTCCCCGCCACCGTAACATTGAACATAGCGCGTTTTGACATGGGGCGGGCCTCCTTACCAAAGCCGGATCGGATCCAGCACCTGCTGCGCGCGCGGGATCGGGATCGGCATCTCAAAGCGGGTCCCGACCGGCAGGGTCTGTCCAAGATCGGCCAGACCGGGGTTCAGGTCGTAAATCTGCTCCACCAGTCCCGGCATCGGCCGGTGGAAGCGCCGCCAGACGATCAGCGAGACGGTCAGCCCGTCGCCTTCAACGGTCACGGTTTCGGTGACTGGTTTGGTCAGGGAGGTCCTCATGGCGCTCACCGCGTGGCCCAGAGGAAGATGTCCGCCAGCAGCGAGAAGAAACTGGCTGACGATGGGCTGCCGCAGCGTTTGACGTTGATATCCACATCGATGACTTTGCCGACGCCCTTGGGGTCGAGATAGGTCGAGCGCTCCTGCACATCGAGAATAACCACCCAGCCCATAACCGCACCATCGCCGCGCATCAGGTATTGCGGCCGCCCCGACGCCCGGGCTTGATAGAGGGTTTGCAATTGGCCCAGCCCGCCGAACTTTTCCGGATACAGCTTGGCCTTGATGGTCCAGCTTTCCGGGCCTTCGCCCACGAACTCCAGTAGTGGCCGAATGCCAAGAACCGGCTTTTCGGCAAAGCCCGCCTCGTGGCCGTGGCCATAGCTGTTCGTGTTGAAGGGGATCACCTCAAACTGCACCGGTCCCAACATCATCAGCATCACGAAAACCTCATGCCTGTATCCGCAAAGACGCCCCGGAAGGCTTCACGCAATTCGCTACGCATCTGCTCACCGATGTCGCGGGAAAGCTGCGCAGGATCGACGCGCTCTGTGGTGTGGATGGTCGGCGCAATGCTGATCTGCACGTCGATTTTCGGAAACGACGCGCGCGACGCCCTTTGCGCCGCCGCCGGTGCATCGACCGCATCCGTTGTGCCGACCCGCAACTCTGGCCCCTCGATTGCATCTGCCTCCGACGCAACAGGCGTTGGTGTGACCAGCTGCGGCCCGATTGACTGGACAGCCGCAACCGCTGACGGCAGTCGCTGGATTGCTGCAACCACATCTTGGATTGCGCCAAAGGTGTTGACAAAGCCCGACCGCGATGGCGTGACCAGCTCTGGCCCCTCCTCACCCACCAGATAGGTGCCGTCCCGGCTGACCGGGCCACCACCGGCACGGGCACCGTCAATCTCCGGCACCGATGGCACGCGTGCAACCGCACTGCCTTCCGCGGCAGCCATTTCAGCGCGGAGTGCCCGCACGCGATCAAGTGCTCGGTCGATGGAGGCAGCGTCAATCTCGGGCGTGGTCTCCGTTTCCCCGAGAATGCGCAGTGCCACTGTCACCTCATCCGCGCGGGCACGACCCGCATCGAGATCCGCTTCGACGCCAACCAGCTCTTCCTGCAACTGTCTCAGGTTGGCCCGCAACGGCGCGGCCAGCGTTTGGCCCATCGGCCCGTTTTGATCAATCTGGTTGATCTGCGCCTGAATGCCCGCCATTTCTCCGCGCAGGTGTGCGGCGTAGTCTGACAGGTCTTGCAGATACTCCGGCGTTGGCAGATCCCCAGCCGCGCGCGCCGCCGCCAGCGTCTCAGCCGCGGAGCGCTGGTCCACCGGCAGACTGTCAAATTCCGCCTGACCCGGTGGCGTAGGGATCTCTGGCGGCGTGACCTCCTCTTCCCCCATCATCCAGCGCAGCCAACGCGGCGGCTCGCCAAAGCTGATCAGGCTGGACAGATCAATGCTGCCAATCGCGTCGATGATACGGCCCGGAATGCCCGCGACCCAGTCGATGAACTCCCCAAACCGCTCACGGGCCCCGTCCCAGATCGACTGGATCAGGCCACGGCCTGCCTCAACCAATGCACCAGCCGCCTCACCGATCCGGGCAGGCAAGCCAGCAAACCAGCCGATGATGTTTTCGGTCACCTCCCGCGCCCGTTCGGTGATCCGCGCGATGTCTTCCTCGGACAGGGTCTCGCGGGTGAACAGACCCGAGAGCAACTCGCCAAGACCCGACAGCTTTTCACGCACCCAATCCCAGGCTGCACCGAACCCATCGACCAGCGGCGTCAGAAAGGACAACTTTTCACCAACCCAGTTCAGCCCCGGCTGCAGCGCTGCGCTGATCGCCTGGCCCACGCCGGTGAAGATCGCGCTGATCCGATCCCAATAGCGCCAGATGGCAATGCCAGCTGCGGCCACAGCAGCTGCGACCACCGCGAACGTGCCCCAGACCGGGGCCGAAATCGTGGCCACGGCCGCGCCGATCGCCGTAATACCCGATGACAGGGCGGCGACACCGGGAACCGCCAGCGCGATCCCGGTGAGCCCGGCACGCAAAAGACCAAGCGTCCCGAGGGGCTGGCCAGACATCGCAGCAAGGGCGGTTTGCAGGCCGATCATGGAACTTGCCGCTGCGCGCGCGCCAATCGCGGCGCGCCCGATGGAATTATAACCGGCCGCAATCAGCGACAAGACACCCCCGCGTCCCAGAAGCCCGGCAAAGCGCAGCGCCGCCATGGCGCCTTTGAAGGCGATCACCGCTGCCGTCGCACCGACCACCGCCAGTGTCACCTCCGGATAGGCATTCGCCAGATCTGCCAGACGGGTGATCAGCGGCGTGACGGCTTCGGCGAGCTGCGTGATCGCGGGCATCAACGCATTGCCAATATTGATCTGCAGCTCTGTCAAAACGTTCTGGAACCGCTGCATATTGGCCTGGAACGTGTTGTTGCGGGCTGCAAATTCAGCAAAGGCAGACCCCGCATAGGTCGCGCGATCCCCCACCATGCCGAGCGTGTCCTCGACAAGGCCAAGGTTGGTCAGCAGCGGTCCAAGCGCGCGGGCCTCATTGCCGAAGAGCTGCGACGAGATCGCCGCGCGTTGCTCGGCAGGCAACTGGCCAATGCGCCGAAGCACGTCGATTGTGGTCTCGACCGCGTTCTCCTGCATGGAGCGGGCGGTATCTTCCGCGTCGATCCCAAGGGCTGCGAAAGCGCGGCGCTGTCCGGCGGTGGCGGCCTCGCCTTTTGTGAGCGCCGCCCCCATGTTTCGAAATGACGTCGCAGCGACCTCGCTGGTCGAGCCTGCTGCCAGCATCGCGGAGGCGAAGGCGGACGTTTGCTCGGCCGTGAAGCCGAACATGGTCGCCTGCGCACCCACACGCTGGACCACGTCCAGAATGTCCGCAGCACTCGACGCCTGGCTGTTGGACAGATGGTTCATCGCATCAGCCAGCGACACCGTCTCGTCGATGGTGAGCCCGAGCGCCGTCATCAGGTTGGCCATCGAGCCACCCGCCTGCTCGGCGCTGATATCAAACGCCACCCCAATCCGGGCGGCGGCATCGGTGAAGCGGATCAGGTCCTCACCCGAAATCCCAGCCTGACCGGCCGCAGCGGCAATATCCGCCAGACCTGTCACCGCGATGGGAA